CCGGTAGTCAGCCGGGAAAGTACGTCGAAATGGAGCTAGTTATTCAAGGAGGTCCCCGCAAGAGGCCCTCCAAAAAGCCCATTTCATCCTTCGAAGAATGGTCCGTAGGGGGATAGAATCCCACGGAACTTCTCCCCATCGCTGGGAGAGAATACTGTCAACCCGAGAGGGGCAGACAGGATCGAAGGAAGGCATATCAACCCAGTCTGTCGAGTAGGAACCCTTGAGGCCCCTGGGAGTGAGTCCGTAGGTCTTCGACCCGTCGGAACCACGAACAGCCTGAGAAGTGCCGTAAAGTGCACATGCGTACTGAATCTCTGGTCTCCAATGATCCCAACTCACGACAGTCGCCTTAAGGGAGACTATCTTGATCTGACGACGTCCGTGCTTAACTCGGATGCGCCAGTTAATGTGATCATCGCTATGAAGGACAGTGTCCCCGAAAAGGACAGGCCCCCACAAGCGTTCGGAGATGGGCATCTGACAAACGATGCCACGCAACAAAGCCTGAGCGCTGGGTTCCCACCCTGACTCAGGACCAAAGACGGCTGTTAGGCCTTCTCGGACTTTGTTGTGAAGAGAACGGTACTGCGACGGTTCTGTAGGAACTTCCCTCACGTAGACCGGTGTGACCCGAACTCCGGAAAAGTAATCCCCACCACAACTCTCACGGAAAGGCGTCTCTCCAAAAAAGCACTTCTGCTCGTTCAGAGTGAAACCAAAAAACCGGAAAGCTGAGATTACAGCACGAGCACAGCCGTCTGGGACGATCAGATCGTCTCCATACGCAAACACATCCTTGCTCTGACACGTCACTCGGGCTATCGCCCAAAAGATTAGTGTTTCGAGCTCGAACGTGAAACCATTACCCATAGAGGAAAACTTAGCCAACCTGAACCACTCGCCACCGATGAAGGTGAACTTTGAGCGGCAGCAATCGAGTAAGTCGAACCACTCCTCCGGAAGAAGGAGTTTGACCAGCTGTAACGAGATAGTGTCGCTTGCATTAGAACAGTCGAGGGTAGCGTAAGAGAGGTCCATACTAGCACGTTTCGCAAGCGCAACGTGTTTCGGTGCAGACTTCTTACGTAAATCAAGGCCCACCCGTAACAGGCGGTCCTTGAGGTGAGCTCCAATGCCTAGCTGTAAAGCCAGGTTTATAGAAGGCTCGATACCAATACCCCGGTTCTTCGTCGAGTCTTTTGGGACTGATGAGAACCTATTGCCTTTCACCACCTCCGGATAGTAGGCCCGTAAAGGGTCTGCAGCGAGGGCGCGAGCCCAAGCCGATTCTTCATAGTGGTGGATCGGGCAGTCTTCTGTTCGTGTGCCAGACGTAGACATTTTATCGGCTACCGTAGGATTGCCGATGTCGCTAAACGTTGAACCTTTCCCGTGAACACACCTGAACGAGTCAGGCATACGACCTAGTACGCTTGCGATAAGCGCACGACAGTCGTCAACGAACCGAAGCATGGTGACAGAAGGGAAGAACCCCTCGTTAGCCATACCATAAAGTCGTTGGTTGGTACGCACGTTTTCTGCTTCACAGCTGTGAAACGTGCGTATGGCGGCCGCCTCGAGGTCAACGCCGGTTGGTAAACCAGCGCATTTTCGAAGAAAACCGACTGCGAGAGCATCCTTGTGGTAGCTCCAGCTGTCAGTGTACGAGCGCGGATCGGGCTTATCTGTCAGAACGACAGACCTCCAATCTTCTTCCTTCGCGTGGTTAGCGAGGGTCAGAGACAATGGAGTGGCAAGCTGCGTGAAGTAATCGACGCAAACATCTCGAAAGTTCGTAGGATGCATAGCAGTTCCTGCTGATGTTCAGCAAAGTAGGTGACAACGGCGGCCAGGATGGCCGTCATTCCCAACAGCCAGCGCATCGCTGGTCAGGAGAACGAGTAACCCGAAGACATCACCTCTTGCACGAACGAGTTCTGCAGCAACGCGCCTGCGCGCGCTACGTGCTTCACGACGTCAGCATCAGTCATATTGTCGGGACGAGTCCCTTCAATGCGAATGGGGAACTTGCCAACAATGCGTTGCGTGCCATTCTGCGACTCAACGATCGGCGCCAGCAATTGAATGCTGAACACACGACCGGTCTTCGCCGAGTTGGGACGCGCGGTGACGAGCACCGACGTACGCTGATTGCGAACTCCGCTGTCTTGCGTGAACGCAAAGATTGCCGCTTCGCTCCCGGAGGCCGGGGTAACGAGGGAGAGCGGTTCACCGTTTTCGAAACCTGTACGGTAGAGGGTAAGACTTTGTGCCTGAGGCATGAGAATCTCCAGCGCTAAGAGCGCGATTTAGGGGAAAATTGAACAACCAACGCAATGGCACTGAGGGCTTGCCCCATTGTCAGACGTAGGCCACGAAACTCTAACGTTGGACCCGAGATTGCTCCCGGACGTCGAGTGAGGGATGTTCCTTGAAATACATGATGGTGAGTGACACCCCAAGGGGGTCCTTCATCATAGAAAGCTTCAAGGGTAAGTTCTCTTTTCTCGCTGACGAACTGACGAGTCAGATCAAGTCCGACGAAGTCACTGAATGATCGGATGTAGTTACCCACATTACTAAACCAGTCAACAACGAACGAGAAGGGGATAGTCTCCCAGAGAACTTCTGCAGGATTGTACACGCCGAGTTGAGCCATCTTATGGATGGCTGGAGACTCGATGGTAACGTTTGCTTGAAGGTGATAAGATATCTTCAGGGTTTCAACCGTGTGCCA